TTACTGGCAGGCTTTTTGTCCAATGTAGTATGCAATTGAGCGGTCAACTATAGGGGCCATATTTGGATCTGGTGCTGAGTTATTCATCTGCTCGATGGTCTCACCGTCTCCAAGATATTTAACTGTCCCGGCAGTACAGTCGTACAGCCGCTTTGAATATGATGTTCCAGACGGCCCCTTTCTTTCAGTTGTTATAGTAGCCATGCTGCCGTCGCGAGTCTTATCTAAAATCGTGTAACTAGCCTTCGTATCTGTTGGCACATAAACAACCTCAGCCGCAAACACATTAAATGAAACTGCTGCCCCTACAGCTAATATAATGAAATTTTTCATATCCCTATTCCTATCATTTGAGTATGCAATAATCCTATCAAGGAACTGAGAAAACGACAAAACCCGCGTTTTGCGGGCTGTCTGGAATGGTCAGGCAATGATGTTCTGGTACTTGCTCCGGGTCTGTCCGGCCTTTGTCGCCGTCCGGGTAAACGCTCCGGCATTGGTTGGCGTACCAACACTGGGGTGCGAATGACTCGCACATTGCTGCGCCAGCTCTGCCAGTAAATCAATGGTGTCCAACATCATGGTCAGCGTGTTTACACTTTCACTGCCGATATGGACGGTTGGCCCCATAATCTGCTGACCGCCCGATGCCACCGATTTGCGTAATGCAGCAATCTTTTCAGTCAGGGTTCCCCCCACATCCACATCTACGGCTCCCGCCACCTTAGTGGACTGTTTCTCGGTTATCTCAGTTTCGTCATTCCCTTCAATGCTGGCCAGCCTGTTACCTTTCACCGCCTGGCTATAATCACCGGCGCTTACATGCTGGATGGCTCCGGCCAGCAGTGTGGCGGTTCCCAGTACCGTGGTTTTATCCGTGGCTTTCACCGTGGTTTCACGGCTGACCAGCTCGCGCTGTTCTGTATCGGCTTTTACGGTTCGCACCATTGATGTTTCTCTGATGGTCTGATCGGTCTGCCTTACCCAGTCTCCAGCCTGCGTCACTCTCTGGGATACTTCTTCCCGCTGCTGCTGCAATTGCTCACCGGGTTTAACGTCCGGCAGGCTGGTACCATCCGGCAGGGTCTGCCTGATAAAGGGTTTATCCGGTCTGCCTCCCGTGAATGCAACCTCAACCAGCGTCCCTTCTGGCGGAAACTGAAACATACCCGAATCATTCCCGGCCATTGGTACCGGCAGCGGCACCGCTGAATAAACAGGTGTCTGATTGTCCGGATTTCCGTCTGCGTCAAGCAGCTGCACGTCCACGGCGTAACGTGGACGGAAGGGATCGGCAAAGTTACCGCTTTTTACCGGCTCTGAATGCGCCACGACTCTGGCCATCTTTGGCAAATGAAGCCCGGATGCCAGTTCCGGGTAATGGCTTTCAATCTGCCGTTGCGCCGGTGTTTTCTGCAAAGGTTTACCCGTTGCGCGGTTTCTCGGCGTCCATGTGATCGCCATCGTGTCATTAGTCAGGTGAACTTTAGTCACGCGTTCACCGTTCATCTCCACCCCTGGCCGCATAGTCTGGATCACTGGTAATGTCACAGAGTTACCACCAGCAGCCCCCTGGCTGAACTCTGACGGGATTTCTACGGGACGACCGGCAAACAATGACTTTTCTGCACCGCCGACGTAAAGCGAACCATCAGGCAACTGGTACCAGATGTAATCCTGGATACTGAACGCCCTGCCCAGATTGTTCAGCAACTGATAGCCGGTACCGTTATGAGTAAAATGTGGGATAGGGGTATCGCTGTACTGTGCATCAGGCACACTGACCGTGATCCCGCTGTTTTCTTCCAGCCAGCCCGCAATTTCACGCAAAGTCGGGTGCTGAAACGAACATGGCCACATCCTTTCAAACACACCTACCAGTTCACGAATGAACAGACGCTGAAAACCGTTTTCTGCGGGCTGCGATCGCTCCACGTACCCCGTAAACCAGCGCAAAAGCAGATCGGTATACCCCACATCCAGCCGCACCAGTTTTCCGGTGTAATCGGTTGTTGTCTCTGCGGTGATGAAGCCCCGACCGCAGCTGTTCAGCTCCAGTACCAGGCTGGCATCCACCAGGTGAATTTCATCCGTTGAAAGGTAAAGACGTTTTACTGGTTTCATTATTAACCCAAAGCATCATTGACGGGCTTCAGCACCTTGCGTTCAAACCACGTCAGTTTTTCTTCATCCTCTCCGGCAGACTGGCCACCGGACTGTCCCGCACTACCGGCAGTCTGTTTTTTTGCGGTCGTCTTACCTGTTGCCCTGGCCTCTCGCTTTTCCTGCACGCTGATATGTTCCGCCAGTGTGAATGTCACCAGCCAGGACATTTTCCCGTCCTGCTGGGGCGCATCCAGCATTCCGCTGAACGTTGCTTCACGAAAATTAACTGCACGGGCAACTTCATGCGCCACGCGGTACTTCTGACGATTACCACTGGCATCGGTAGCACTGGCCAGCTCAAAAATACGCTTCAGTATTTCAGGCTGTTTAAAAGGTATTTCACCGCTGATCCGCAGTTCCTTTCCCTTTGCTCCCTGCTCTGATTTTGTTGTGGCGCTGGTCTGGCCGGACTGATCTTTATCCTGAAACTGCTGTGAAACGGTCACCCGCATGTTTTTCAGCTGGATGGCCTCGCCATTAAGCACCAGTGTCGGGATCGAAGTCATGAATCATTCCCTTTATTCCATCAAGATTATCACCAACCAGCATCATGGCTGCGGTGTAAACGGCAGACTGCTGCGGAATGTCCTTCATCAGTTCCAGTAACGTGGTGCCGGTGTCTCCGCTGGCAGTAAAAACCCACGCTCTGGCACTTTTTCCCTGTAAATCATTCAGGCCGCTGACCACGTCACTGATAAGCTGGTCACGCAGCTGCGTGAACTCGCCCAGCTGTTTTTTCAGCCCTTCGATATCAAACCCGGCACCCGCCGCCTTTTGTGCCTGGCTGATTGCCGCAGCAGATAAAGCAACCCTGCTGGTTGGTAACCGCCGTTAACGCCCCCCAGATCCCGCGCAATCCCATCATGATGAATCTGGATACTCCCATCACGATATTGGCCACCGCCCCCACGGCGGCAAAGCTCAGTAGTGCCATCGACGCATAACCAATCACACGGGCAATGTTAGGAAATAACTGCATCCAGCGGGCAAAGGTCTGCCCCATATCAGCCAGGCGATTCAGAACCGGATACAGCACCGGGATCAGCGTCAGCCCGATCACGGTCTGAATGGCTTTCAGGATTTGCACAAAGCGATCCCACGGCTTAACCATTTTTTGAGCCATTTCCTGGGTACGCTTCAGACCGTCCGCGCCGCCCAGTTCGGTGATGTTCCGCTGAAGTAACGCGACATTGCCGTAAAGCTGTTTAACCACTGCAGAACTGTCACCAAAGGCTGCATCCAGTTCCGCCTGGGCTTTCAGGTTCCCTTCAAGGCTTTTGCCATATTTGCCCTGCAACTTGATCAGCATTTCAGGCATGGACAGCATTTTGCCGGTGGAGTCAGTAAAGGACAGCCCCAGCTTTTTAGCGCCATCAATCGCACCAGTCATAAATCCTTCATAGGCGCTGCTGGCTTCCGTTCCCAGTGTCCGCTGAAGTTGCCCCAGAATGGCCAGCTGTTCATCCAGTCCCACGCCGTAGTTAGTCCCTACGCCGCGCGCACCTTCCATCAAATCCTTGATAGTGGCCATTTCTGTGCCAAATGTTTTGCGCATATAAACCATCTTGCCCGCCAGCTGCTCGGCAAATTCAACCTTGCCCAGTCTGGCGGCATCGGCGGAAAAGTTACCAAACATCTGCCCCATAAATTCCGCCGTGTCCGCCGCTGTGGACTTGAGCGCAAAAGCCAGGGTATTTCCATACTTTCCTGTCCCGGATGAGTATCGCGCCGCCCGATAGTGGCGAACTCCCCCAGCAGATCCGCTTTTGCCCTAGCAAAAACGGCCTTCATATACTGGGCGCACAGGCTGTTCAGTCCGCCCATTTTTACACCTGGTACCTCTGCCGCCAGCGTGTAGCCTTTCGCTATCCAACTGGACTCCACGTTTTCCAGTTCCGCATTCACCTCCGCCACCGCTGCAAGCAACGCCTGGCTGATGGTGTCAGCGTCAATATCTGGCGGTAGTGACCGCTGCGCTTGAAAATCCTTCAGATTCAGATCTGGCCAGAATCCGTTATTGGTCAGCGGTTCATCCTGATAATCCAGCGGCTTTCCGCTAAACATAAATCCCCCGAAAAAGGCGGACTGGCCGGTTTCCACGGCGCAGTTACACACAAGGTGTTCTGCCCTCCACCGCGTCCGCCTGGCTTGCGGTAGTCTTTACCCTTGAGTCAGTTTTCGGATACGGGCGGCAATTGTCTGCCGCGCCGTTCTGACGCCAATTTTTGAGTAGTGTTTTTCTGCAATAGCCAGCAGCTGATCGGCTTTTTCCAGCGTTTCAATATCATCCACGCCCGCCGCCGTTTTCTGGCCATCGTCATTGCGTAGCAACTCCTGACCGGCAAACTTGAACCATTTGGCCGTCACCTGCTCATGCAGTCGCCAGGTGTTTGCCACCCGCTCAAACGTGCGGGTGAAATAAGGCTCCACACTTTCCCCGCGCCCTGCGGTTTCCTGCGCCCATGCCAGCATCGTATCCGCCACGAAAGTGGGAAAATTGCTGCGTAACCGATCCGGGGTTGCCTGCTGCTGGCTGATAGCAATGTCAGCCCAGTCCAGCGCCTTATCCAGATCGCCCACGTCAAACAGCCAGATAACACACCAGGCAAAAACCGGATTTGCATACTCCTGGCCACTCTCCAGATAGGCTTCCACAGTGGGAACCCAGCGCGGCAACAGCACATTGCGTTTGTACTCGACGCGATCGGCGATGGTAGGCAGACTTCGAATATATTCCACATCCGTTTCCAGCGCCCTGACCAGCAAGTGCATACTTTCCGTGGTTTCCAGTGCCTGGCTGCGCTTCAGCTTTTGTTCCATCGCAATACGCTGGCTGTGACGCTGCGCGGGGGAAAGTGCCATTTATCAACCCTCCACCGGTTCGGAGACTTTGCCGATTGTCACAGCGGATTCATCAATAGCCGCATACAGCTCCGGCACTTCCACCGCGTAACCTTCATTGCGCAGGTATTTGTTTTCGAACTGCTTACGATCTTCAACAAACTCCGCCTTACGCATACGGGTATTGCGCTGGGTGTAGATGTGCAGGTTAGAAAGCGGCGTAACCACCATGCGTTTACCCGGCATAAACGGCGGGATAATAGCCGGACGGCCAGCAATGGTGCTTCCCAGCATCTGCGCCGCGATTTTTTCAGTCGGACGGTCTGCTGCCTGATACAGTCGGTATTGTTCAGCTGCGACCAGATCGGCACCAACCAGAACAACCAGACGCGGGTCATTGCGGAACTGTGCCGGGATTTTGGCGTTAATCAGATCGGACGCCATTGCATCCAGTGATTTGTAATCCCCGGCCTCATCAAGCACCACGGCATCCGTCATAATCTGATTGCCGCCCAGCAGCGTTTTCATACGCTCATGCCAGCCAACGTTCACATCCTCGCCGTTCGGGTTAGTTTCCGGATCAGTGGTTTTCGCGCGACTTTTACCGTTAAAACCAATGCGCAACATATCCAGCGCAAAAGCCTGCGTGGTGAATGCCTGTACCAAGTTGTAAAACTCGTTTTCGTCCTTACCGGCGTTTGCCCAGACAGAAAGCAGATCCCAGCGCAACGCGGCACAGCTGTCTGTTTCAACCAGGGAATAGTCATTACCGTCAACGCCTACCTGACGAATGAAACGGCCATTTTCGCTGCGGCCGGTATGCAGCACAGAGGAACCGACAGAGATCACCTGGCCACTCAGCTGGTCAACATCCAGACAGGTGATCATGTTCAGGAACTCGACGGACTCCAGCAACGCAAGACGCAGCGCATTTTCCTGCGGGTCATTCAGGGAAAAATATCGACTGGTATCACGCGCACCAAACTGCTGCGCCATCCCCGCCGAATATTTATCCAGTAAATCCCGCGCACGATTATTAAGGTGCATAAAACTCCTTCGCAATTAAGCGATTTAAAAATATATTCTGGGCTAATTAGCAATAAAGCGAATTACAGGAAATTAAATTTCCCGGCTTTATCTTTTATAGTACGCCCCGGTGTACGGGTGTTTTTATTACCCAGTTCGTTAAAGCGGGTTACGATTTCTTTTGCATTATCGCGAATTGCCGCAAATTCCTGCGTATCCACCACTTCAGCAATTGTGTCAACATCACCCTGAACGTCATTCAGTTGAGTTTCAATTTTCGCCACTCGCGCTTCCAGATCGTTCACCACATTGGCAAGCGCCTGTAATTTATCTTCATCCGGAGCAGGATTATCCTGCGGCGTTTCATCTTCAAACTTTGGCTTAATACCAAACAGTTTCTGCCAGTTCTTCATTCTTGCTTCCTGTTTAATTTTTCCGTCGCGGGAAATTACACAGCTGTAATATCCCTGCTTTGTTAATTTATTGCGCCGACTACTAAAGCGCAGCCGTGTGGTGCCAACGCTGGCAGGTGTATCTGTTACCGCCAGCCCTTTCAGGTAAGTACGCCCGCTACCGCGCCAGTTTTCTTCCGGCTCAATGGAGAAGAACAAAAGCTGATCTTCATGATTTGCGAAAATCAGACGCATATTCGGGCAAAGGCTGACATATAACCGTGCCAGTCCATCTTCACCATCATTCCAGGTGGCTTCCAGCACTTCACCAAAATTCCCGCAATCATCCTCATGTTCTGGCCAGATTAAAGCGACATAGTGGCTATAGTCATAGGTTTCCCCCATATCAATGATCCACTGCCGTTTAATTACCCTGCCATCAACGGTATCCCCTTCAGTAGCAACACACAGCCAGTCAGTTTTTAAATGTGACATATCCCCCCTGTTCCACTCCCTGACGCTGCAAACCAATTATTGCCAAATAAAACCACCACCGCATTACGCTTTATTCTGAACAGTTCGGTTATAACGCTTTACCGAACAGACACGAATTAACACCACCGTTTTTTCATCACAGCCACGGCATAATTATCCGCATGGCTAAATACTCTGAAGAATTAAAAGGCGTTGTTCGCGCACTTTATCTGCGCCGCTATACGCCAAAGGAAATCGCATCTGAATTAAATCTGCCGAATGCGCGGATCGTTTACTACTGGGCGGAGAAATACAGCTGGGCGGATTTGCTCAGTTTTGAAAGCACAGAGGAAGCAATTGAACGCCGTTACCAGCTGCTGGCCAGCCGCGATAACAAAACCGATCTCGACCTGGAAGAAATGGACATGCTCATTGCTCATGCCACGAAACTGCGTGCGCAGAGTAATAAACACAAAGAGAAAATGGCCAGCGGTCAGAGTTCCGGGCAAGCAGCTGCGCGGGACAACAATGACGACGAATCACGCAGCAAACGGAAATACAAGAAAAACGATATTACGTCGCTGACGCAGGAGGACTTTGACGCATGGGCTGAAGAACATCTTTTTGAATATCAGAAACACCTGCGCAATAACATTGGCCAGCTTGTCAGGAACATCCTGAAAAGCCGCCAGATCGGTGCGACCTGGTATTTTGCGTTTGAAGCGTTTGAAAACGCGGTGATGACCGGCGATCCGCAAATCTTTCTGTCAGCGTCAAAGGCACAGGCTGAAGTGTTCCGGTCTTACATCGTGAATATTGCAGAGCAGTATTTCGGTATTACGCTAACCGGCAACCCGATCCGCTTAAGCAACGGCGCAGAACTGCGTTTTCTCTCCACCAACAAAAACACCGCCCAGTCCTACAGTGGCCACCTGTACTGTGACGAATATTTCTGGGTGCCAAACTTTGCAAAACTTAACGAAGTGGCCAGCGCAATGGCCACACATGACAAGTGGCGCACCACCTATTTTTCAACGCCATCGGCAAAAACGCACCAGGCTTACCCGTTCTGGACGGGCGATGAGTGGAAACAGGGCAGTAAAAAACGTGCGGCCATTAAGTTTCCGTCCTTTAACGACATGCGTGACGGCGGGCGACTCTGCCCGGATGGGCAATGGCGCTACGTCATTACGATGGAAGATGCCATTGCGGGCGGTTTCAACCTGGCGAACATCGAGAAACTTCGCAACCGCTACAACGACGCCACTTTTAACATGCTCTATATGTGCGTGTTCGTTGACAGCAAAGATTCCGTTTTCAGCTTTTCTGACCTAGAAGCCTGCGGCGTTGAAATCGACACCTGGCAGGATCACAACCCTGATGCAACGCGGCCATTCGGTGACAGGCCAGTTTGGGGCGGCTTTGACCCGGCTCGCAGCGGTGATTTGTCTTGTTTTGTCATCATCGCCCCGCCGATGCTCGCCGTGGAGAAGTTCCGCGTTCTGAAGGTGATTTACTGGAAAGGCATGAACTTCCGGTATCAGGCAAAACAGATCGAGCAGTTGTTCAAAAAATACAACTTCACTTATCTGGGAGTAGACGTTACCGGCATTGGCCAGGGTGTTTTTGACAACATTCAGCATTTTGCCATGCGCGTGGCCGTCCCTATTCGTTACGACCTGAACACCAAAAATCAACTGGTGCTGAAAGCGGTGGACGTGGTGGAAAGCCAACGTATTGAGTGGGATAAAAACCTGAAAGAGATCGCGGCCAGCTTTATGTCTGTGCGCCGAACCACCACACAAAGCGGCAACGCCATGACGTTTGTCGCTGACCGCAGCCAGGATACTGGCCACGCGGAGGCGTTCTGGGCGATTACCCACGGTCTGCATAACGAACCCCTTAACTATGAAAACAAACCTAAATCCCGCTGGGGTGTAAGGAAAGAGGCAGCATGAGTAAAAAGAAACGCTTTGTTAAGCGCGACCAGCGCGGCGACAAATCAAAAAAGATGAGCATTATCACATTCGGCAAACCTGAACCGGTTCTGACTACCGGCACAGATTACCGTGATATCTGGTACGACAATGCCGCCGATCACTTCACCCAGCCGATTGACCGGCTGGCACTCGCACAGCTGATTAATCTTAACGGTCAGCACGGCGGCATCATTCACGCCCGCAAAAACATGATTGTTTCAGACTACCTGGGGGGCGGGCTTATTCACGACCAGCTGGAAGCGGCAGCGTTTGACTATATAACCTTTGGGGATATTGCGATTGCCAAAATTCGTAACGGCTGGGGCGACGTGATCGCACTTGAACCCTTGCCCGGTCTGTATATTCGCCGCCGCAAAGTCAGAGATAACGCCCTGGATAAGCCCGGTGACTACGTGGTGTTACAGGAAGGAGAACCGCAGGTATGGCCAGAAGAAGATATTATCTTCATCAAAATGTATGACCCACAACAGCATATCTACGGACTGCCGGACTACATCGGCGGTGTACATTCCGCGTTACTTAACAGTGAAGCGGTCATTTTCCGACGCCGCTATTACCACAACGGTGCGCACACAGGCGGTATTCTTTATACTCGCGATCCCAGCATGACGGACGAAATGGAGGAAGAAATTGAACAGCAGCTGCGTGACAGCAAAGGGATCGGTAACTTCTCCACCATCCTTGTAAACATTCCCGGTGGAGACGGCGACGCCATCAAATTCATTGAAATGGGGGATATTTCCGCGAAGGATGAATTTGCCAACATCAAAAACATCAGCGCCCAGGACATTCTGAACGCGCACCGTTTCCCTGCCGGCCTCGCCGGTATTGTCCCGCAGAACACTGCCGGACTGGGGGATGTTGAAAAGGCTGAACGCATTTACAAGAAAAGCGAAATTGCCCCCATCCAGCGCCGTTTCATGCTGGCCGTTAACAACGATCCTGAAATACCGGAAAGGCTGCACCTTAACTTTGATTTAAGTTACACAGAATCAACGGATAAGGGTGCGGCATGAGGCGAAAGAGGCTAAAATCCAGGCATCATTTAACAGCTGGAGCATGGAATATGCGAGTTCTGAAAATCGAATGCCCGGAATGCGGCTCAAAGGCTGTTATTCGTAAAACAAACAGGAAGCACCGGCAGATTGCCGATATTTACTGTGCCTGTTCAGATGTTGAGTGTGGCCACACGTTTGTTATGAATCTGACGTTCTCCCACACTCTCAGCCCCAGCGCTAAAACGGGTGATGCGATGGTGCAAAAAATACTGAATGCACTTTCACCCGATCAGCGCCAGATGGCATTAGACCTACTGAAAGCGACTCCCGCCGCCTGAAATGCCCCCATTCTGGGGGCGTTGCCCTTCCTTTTTAACTATTTCGCGAACCTCTCCCGCAAGCTCTCCAATCCAGGCCAAAGCGATTGTTTTTTCTCTCTGGTTACTTTCGTAAACATGGGCAATTTTGGCCAATAACTCAATGCGTTCCAGCTGTGCCGACGCCTCCAAAAGATCCATTTAGCCCCCACAAGCAATAAATAACTGGATATACATACAGTACACCTTAAAGCACGAATTGTGAAATTTAATTTCCTGCCATCTACTGACAAATGAATGCCTTTCACATAATTACACCGCTATAACCACCCCGGCCACAGTTCCTGCAATGGCTCGTTTTGAGTCTCTTTAAGCCGCCCGTTGCGGTAAATCAGAGCGCCCTGACCAAATCTCAAACCACTACCCCGCAAGAGAATGGCTATTTCTTCATCAGAACCATCAAAACCCCGACTGCGTAATTCCAGTTTTAACCGTCTGCGGGCTCCCCCCTCCGTACAGTTATTGACAGAACTCCAAGGGGCGGCGTTGCCGCCAGAAAAACCCGCCTCCGCTGGCGCTTCGGCCAACTTCGCAACCTTTTGCCACTTAACCAGACGGGTGCAAACTTCTGAATCAGGAACCAAAGGAGAATAAACCCCCTGTATGCGCTGCACGTCCTCTGCATACTCGTTGCCCTGTTCCGTAATTTCATAGGCCAGACGAACAACCAGATCACGGCGGGCAACCAGTGCACCGCCCTGCGCCTGGGTATATGCAGCCCAGTCCCCGACATCAGCAGCGGCCAGAACCGCATCCATTCTGCGATCGGTCAGCACCTGATCCCGCAACCGACGCAGCTCACGCCAGACAGTTACCGGCGCACCACCAATCTGCTGAAACTGACGAATACGCCAGCGTGAAGCCCATGCAGAAACGGACTTAGCCATATCACGCAGGTTTTCGCCGGTTTCTTCGTCATGCTCACCATCCAGCGCAAAACCATCAATATTTTTTGAAATGTATTTCGCGATGTAGCCCGTGGCCGAACCTTTGGCGGGATCGATAGCTTCAACATGAAAACGCGCCTTCAGCGCCTTTTCAGATTGCAGTTCTTCAGAATCGGTAATTCTGGCGTGATAGCAAAGAATATCGCGTACCGTGTCCACGTCATGCGGACGCATAAAAAGCAACATATGCCAGTGCGGTGTCCCGTCATGGTGAGGCTCAACAACCCGAAACCCAAATACATGAATACCCGCACGCGAGATCGCTGCGCGTGCTTTTGCCCATACGCCGCATAAATAGCGCTGGGTATCCTGCGGCGTACATCCATCCCATTGCGATACAAAGCCACCTTTGCTGTGCACTGCGTGGAAACGTGATGGCGCGGTGATGGTGTAAAACTCACCGGCCAGCCCTTCTTCATTGGCCATATCTTCAAACCCTCGCATTCTTACCATTAGTTCACATCGACGGATCGCCGGATTTGCAACGCTGCGGTGCACCATGCTGTCCAGTGCAATGCGCAGCCCCTCATCATTCAGCAGATCAAACTTTTTAAAGAACTCCAGATTCCGCTTTTTCTGGTCTATCCATTCGTCCAGTGTTTTGCGGGATACATAAGCGCTGGCCGCTTTTTGTACCTGTCCCACCGCGATGGCCATATGTTCGCGCTGCATATCACGCGCACGTTTAAGACGTAGGTACCACCATTCCGGCGCCATCATGCGCAGTATCCCGGATTCCGCCTTACGCATTTCCAGTTGACCTTCATTGGCCTCATGTTCAGCCCAGTACGGCGGCTGGTTATTCAGCATCAGGCAACCCGCGCAAAGATGGCGGTATGATTCCAAGGTGCGGCGATGCAGCTCTCTGGCGTCGTCAGTGCCAGAGTCAAACTGTTCGGTGAAGTCATAAAGTGACTGGGAAATCCAACCAGATACCTGGCCAGCCAGTTTTTTAAGATCAGGACGGTCTAGTGACGGCAAGCGCTCCATCGACTTACCAAAAGGAAGATCAGCAGCGTCAGCGGCCAGCGAGTAACGCGCAGCCACTTTGCGCAGACGTGGCAATACACTCCCGCCGATAGTCTGGCGCAGGAATGTATTGGCACGGCGACGCCCGTCACGACCAGCAAACAGCTTTTCGTAACGACGGCCAAAATACCCGGCTAACCAGTCGGGTATCTCATGAAGGTACTGTGAGCGCCATTCGTAATCCTGTGGGTTAACCGCCCACAGGCGGCGCTCAGTGAGCGTGGCGTCTGTAGGTGTACCCGGTGCGAACGTTTCACGCCGCCAGGTATCGACGGCGTGATGTTGGCCATTGGCGACAGGAGTCATGCGCAGGCCATCGCTATAGAACCAAGCGGCGACTTCAGAATTAACTCTGCGGCAACTTTCTGGCTTGCAGCTGCGGCACCAACACTACGTGGGGCATTAATGCGAACGGCTTCAAATCCGGCGTACAGGTAATGCACCATTTCCAGATCGGCATTAGAGGCCACAACCGGCACACCTTTTCTGGCCAGACGGCGCAACTTACGCGCCAGCCTCCCCTGATCCATGTGCGAAAAACCGCGCTCATGGTAAGCGGTGAAATTGTCGCTTTCAGTCAGATAAGGCGGATCACAGTAAACAACGTCATTCCCGTCCCGAACCAAATCGAGCGTTTCTGAATAGTGGGCAGTAATGAACGTTGCGCGTTTCGCTTTTTCAGCAAAGGCACGGATTTCATCAGCGGGAAAATAAGGCTTTTTGTACTTACCGAACGGGACGTTGAACTGGCCTCGGCGATTATACCGGCACAGGCCATTGAAGCAGTGGCGATTCAGGTACAGGAAACGCGCAGCATTTTCAACAGATTCAGAACCGGCCTTACCACCAGAAAGATTGAAAGCATCACGCACTGCGTAATAGAAAATGGCACGGCTTTCTTCATCACCTAACGAACCGGCAGTAAACAGGATCTCCAGCTCATTCAGCAGCGCATCAGTGTGATACGCCATCGCCTTATAAAGATTAACCAGATCAGGATTCACATCTGCGATCAGATACTCGTCATAATCCGTATTCATCATGACAGCGCAGGAACCTGCGAACGGTTCAACCAGGCGTTTACCTTCTGGAAGGTGCGGACGCAGCATAGGCATAAGGCGGGCTTTGCTGCCCACCCATTTAAGCGGAGTTTTTATTGCCATGCCGCACCGCCTTTGCTGCAAATCGCCGCGGCTTCTTCGCGGATCAACTCAACGATTTCCGTTGCGCTTAAACCTTCATTGGCTGCATGGGTGGCCAGCTTATTCAGACGGGTGGAACACAAATCAGCAGCAGCGGCTTTACCTTCCTGCGTGGCTTTGGTGAGCATTGCCAGCAGGTCAGTGACTGATTTTGTTGCGGGTAAATCCTGACGTGTCATATGCATTTTGGTTTCCTTAAGGCAAAAGAATCCCCGGCCACTTGAAACATGGCCAAAAAATTCAGGCGGTTAATTAGTGAAAAGTGGGGTGTACTGTGGCAGCTGAGTAGTTCGGTACCGGAATCAGGTGCAGTTCATAGGTTGTCCGCCACCACTCCTGGATCAGTGCATTTATCTCGCCAACTCCCAGCGCCCCGGCTGTATAGAAAATCGCACGAATCCCCGCCAGCGCTTCTATCTGGGCTTCTTTGCTTTCCGCTTCGCGATACACGCAGCACCAGAAAGCGGCATTGATCGCCAGCCAGTGACGCGGATTCGTCATGTGCTCGGTGTCATTGAAGAAGAACGGATGCAAAGCGATGCGGCCATTTTTACTGGTGCTTTTCTCTGTAAACACTACAGCGTAGTTATGCGGGACACCCCACACAGCCAGTTCAGCCCCCAACGATTTACCCTCAACGGAAATAATGGTCATTAGTGATTCCCCTGTTGCTGGAACTTATGGACGATATGAGGTGCAATCACCATCTGTACCCCACTACTGCTATAAATTGGATGTGCCTTTTTGATCGGGCGGTTCGCGGTGCGCTTTGAAAAATCGCTGTCACGTAAACTGCCGAAACCTTCAAACGTTAACCGCGCCCGTGAAATGCCCTGGCGCAGTTGAATCATGTCCCGATAGCCCAGGCGTTCATAAATCTCACGCCAGCAACATTTGCTTAAGTGGGCTTTAAATGCCCCGGAACCAGAAGTAACCGCAGCAGCATGAAGCACCACGCCGCGCCACTCCGGTGTTAAGTTGTCCCACCATTCAGCGGCCTCGCTGCTTTCGTTGAAGTATTTGCGGCGAATCTGTTTTAAATGCTCCAGCCCGCGCTTTTGCTGTTCCTGGCTAATCGCCATAACGCCCCCTATAGTCCCATCAGACGACGCCACCACGGGCGGCGCGGCTGCTGGCCATTGAATTTGTACATGTGGCCAGGGTTCCAGCGCTGACCGTTTGGCAGTTCTATCCAGCCCGTTGAACCACTCGGCAACTGCATGGCTGGTGATTCTTTTTTCAGGTAAGTGACAAACGCTTTCATGGTGTTCCCTCACATCAGGCCGGTGGCGTTGGTTGTGACCAGCTCCACCGCCGCAGCCAGAACAGGCGCAGAGTGAATACGGCTTTCAACGGTATAAGCCAGCACGGATAAGCTACGGATTGCATCGCGGGCACGATCCAGAATTTGAGTACGGCGGGCGGCAGTCATATAGCCAGTTGATACGGCTTCCCCAGCAATCGCGCCCACACTGGCTGTGGCACTCAGTGCGCACAACTGCATGTTGCCTTCTGTGGCATTGTTCACCGGCACGGATGGAAGGCAGTTAATCTGACCTAACATCCCATCAAGCAAACGCGCATCTTCGGTGTAATCCGTGATAGCCAAAAGCTCATCACAGGTCAGGCGGTGCGGTTGTGCTGGGTTCAGTTTGTTGCGCAGGATCTGCGGCCTCATACCAACGGCAGCGGCCACATCTTCAAGATTGTGCTCAATTGCAAATGCTCGGCAAGCCGCATCAAAGTGCGCATGTTTAGAGGTCTGGTAATCAAACATTGTTTGCCTCTCCCGAATCCGTAGGATGGATTACGCGTTAAGCGAAATGTCACATTCGCTTAAAGCCTGAATAGTGAGCGCGGCCATGTTGACTTCGACCAAGCCTTTCTTCTGCTTACCCTTCGGCTTAATAGGTAATTTCCCGTATTCGATCAGGTTCCTGGCGGTTTCTTTGTTGGTACCAGTACGGCGGCAATACTCGTCTAAAGGCAGGTATGGCTCAGGGATGATGATTGTAATGTTCGGACGCATGAGGCAAACTCCACAAGTTAACCTGTACGGCAATACAGGGTTATATAAGGCAACATTCAAAATATGGAGCCAGATTAATTCGCGTTTCGAGAAGTGTCAATTTTAATTTCTCGAATCGAGACTTATGGATTCGCTATGAGCACATTTAAAATCGACCTAAACGTAGATAGCACACCGATTCTTGACAGGGTGATCGAGGCTTACGGATTTACGCAGAAGTTACAGCTCGCGGAACATCTGGACATGGCAGCCAGTTCTCTTTCTTCACGCTACAAGCGTGGAGTTTTCCCGGCAGACATTGTCGTGAAATGTGTAGCCGAAACAGGCGCTAATCTGGAGTGGCTGGCGACAGGACAGGGACGTAAATTTAATGATGATGAATTAGACATACTCAAAATACCGCGCAGCAAGATTGTTGATGGCCAACTCTATGACGCTGGCACACTTATGCTTGATAAAGTCATCTTCCTGCCTGGTAAGCCCTTACCGCAACAACCGATTTGTGTTCTGGATGGCCTTGTTCAGTACATTGTTGACCAGTCTTATTCTGAAGTTTATGACGATGATTGGTTGGTTGAAGTTGAAGGAAAAACAAGCGTCCGCACTCTTACACGGATTCCGGTACGAAAAGTCAGAGTTAGCGGTGTTGGTATGGCATTTGATTGCGGAATTGACGACATAAAAATCATAGGCCGCGTTGTTCTGACGATAAAATAAAATGAGCGTTCGTAAACTTCCTACAGGCGAATGGATCGCCGACTTCTACACCGTCAACCGCAGTAATGGCAAGAACGGGAAGCGTATACGTAAAAAATTTGCCACGAAAGGGGAAGCCCTGGCATTCGAAAACCATACGCTTCAGAAAGTAGACGCAGCTCCGTGGCTGGGTGAAGGGAAGGACAAGCGAACTTTAATAGATCTGATAACAATGTGGTATGAACGCCACGGCGTAGCTTTGAGCAATGGCGAAAAGCGTAAAAATGCTATGACCTGGGCGGCGGAATGCATGGGATTCCCGCTGGCCACAGAATTTAATGCCCAGTTGTTCACAGCCTACCGCGCTAAAAGGCTGGATGGGCATTATGCCCGTACCAACAGAGTATCTAAGGTTTCCCCGAAAACTATGAACCTTGAACATGCTTACTTCCTGGCTATGTTCAACGAGCTGAAACGGATTGGTGAATGGTCAGCACCCAACCCACTAGAAAACGTCAGACAGTATCGTACTGATGAAACCGAAATGGCTTTCCTCACTACCGAAGAAATTGATCGGCTTTTACTGGAATGCAAACGAAGTAAAGTTAAGTACCTAGAATTAGTTGTCAAAATCTGCCTTGCTACCGGCGCAAGGTGGAATGAGGCGGCAACGCTGAAAAGCTCCCAGATCGCCGGGGGTAAAGTCACGTTCGTCAAAACCAAAGGGAAGCGCAACAGAACAATTCCCCTTGATGATGAACTTCTGTCCGAATTGCCTGAAACAAAAGGCGCTCTGTTCCCCAAGCCCTGCTACAACGCTTTCCGCTCTGCTCTGGAACGTGCAGGCATTGAACTCCCCTCCGGCCAGCTTACCCATGTACTGCGCCATACATTTGCCAGCCACTTTATGATGAACGGCGGAAACATTCTGGTTCTGCAAAAAATTCTCGGCCACGCTGACATCACTATGACAATGCGTTATGCCCATTTCGCCCCAAGCCACCTTGAAGATGCCGTGCGACTTAACCCCTTAAAATGTCGCAAAAATGTCGCGACAGCTTAGAAATACTGCCGAATACTCACAGATATTAACTAACGTAACTTATTGATAACACTGTAAGTTATTGTTTTTCGTAGATAGTTGATGCTTTATAATATAGCCTGTGCTATATCTGTATGTAATGCAATCATCCCTCAAGGATCGACGGGATTAGCAAGTCAGGAGGTCTTATGAATGAGTTCAAGAGGTGTATGCGCGTGTTTAGTCATTCTCCCTTTAAAGTACGGTTAATGCTGCTCTCTATGTTGTGCGATATGGTCAACAACAAACCGCAGCAAGATAAACCTTCCGATAAATAG